GTACATAAGGCCACCTGGGTCAAGCCGTACGAACCCATTCCAGCAGTTACAGGCGGTGGAGGTACCTCCTTTGTTCCAGTCATGCAACACATCAAAGATAAGAAAATAGATGTAGACGTTGTAGTGATGTTTACCGACGGGTACGGAGATTTCGGCGCTAAGCCGGATGTCGATGTAATTTGGGTAATGAACAGTACAGTGGTGGCTCCTTATGGTACCACCTTAAAAGTTGACTAACAGCCGGTAGGGGTTAAGGGGTAATGTCCCCTTAACCCCTACCAAGAAAGGTAAATGGTATGCAATATTTTTGTGATTTTGAATCCGCACTTAAGTTCACCCCATACGTTAAACAGATCTTTAACCAACCTAATACCTGGTGGGCGCAAGTAGGTACAAATCCCTTTTTAAGTCAAACCCACGGGTTATTTATACCTATAGTTGCAAACAACCGAGTGTTGGCTTACTACAATTGTGTTTTAGTTTCTCAAGCTATCCCGGTAGATTTAAACGGATTAGTAATCTTAGATCCAACTACCTTGGCGGCAGCTGAGCTCAAGGGGCAAATAAAGTTATTACCCCAAACAGTAAAGATGTTAAAGTTGTTGGCGCACGGAAAAAACCTACACAACGGAAACTCAAGAAGCACTAGAGGGGTTGCTGGAATGAAGGTTCGGCTTACAGAAGCCATGAAAGCTTGGTTACTGGGCTACATAAACTTACCTCAAGATGAAAGCTTACTAACTGCAATAGCAAATAGTTGTTACGACTTACAGTCTGTGGACGGCAGTAATAATAAAAAGCCTGGAAACGTACGTTACTCTTACTCCGACCGAGTGGATACGGCATTTAACTACTTAAACGCCGCACAAGTAAGTTCATACCAAGCAAGAAACGTAAGCAGGCACGTTGGCTTTCAAGCAAGCAGATCTGCTAAGGATGTCCAGCCAGGGGTTGAGGTTAAATGGCGCAAGCCTTCAAAGACCTCCATTTGGCCTTACACCTTGGACCATCATTGGTTTGAAATACAAGAGTCTGCGGTTTCTATAGCTAACCATGTCCTTAAATCGCTACTAAATAGAACAGAGTCCAGTCACCACGCTTCCAGGCAAATAGACCTTAAATTTCCTATTTTGCATCGCCAAGCTGCTTTGGCTGGTTGTAGGGAAGTTCTAGAACTTTTCTTTGCGGATACTCACGCAGCTCAACAATACGGCACGTACTGTAATTTGTGGGGGTCAATAGATTACAAGGTTAAGAAGTTGGATCTTTTACACACTAGCCCTGTGTACCTAATCCCTAAGATGTGCTTGTTATTAGGAGTAGCTCCTAGTTTTGACAAAAGCGGTCAGTTTTTAAAATTTAATCCAATTGATAACAAACTGCTGGTGAATACAACAAAGGTGTATTTAGATTCTAAAAGCATAGATATGAGGGACAGCGAAGGAGCTACTTTATCTAATATGACTCTTGCCCTTTGTTACAGCTTAGGCTTAATGTCCCTAGCAGATTTAGAAAACCGGATAGGTATAATTAACGCAGGGGTTGCGCTCAACCAAGACCCTAACTTTATAAAAATAGCTATAGGCCCTAACCTTGTTTGTTGCGTTTCTAAAACTTTTGCATATGATGCATGTAAGCCTAAACTTAGTAAACTAACCAATACCCCTATTAACGAGCTTACTGAGCAAGATGTAGAAGAAATGGGCTTAGATCAGGACCTAGTTGACTCCCTCAAACAAACCGCTACCGTCTAAACGTAACCCCGCTTCCACCACTAGGCCGTTAGGCCTAAAGGTGGGTAAAGGGCCGGCTGCAGTTGCAGCTAATATTGTGCAGCTCACAGATAACTCAAAAGGCTGGGCGGAGGTGGCAAGCATTCCCGTACCTCCTAGTGCCGATAAAAGAAACTTTAGTATAAGCTTAGGGCAATCTCCGACCCTAGTAAATGGAGGCGTTATTACTGTTGCTTCCACCCCCCTTGTTGGATCCAGCAGTAATGCCCTTATTAAGGGCCCCGAGGAGTCTAACGACTCCCGGGGCCTTTCTTTTAACTATCAAAGTACCGTTACAGCCTTACCTAAAAAGATTATTGAAATTGAATGGTATGGGGCCCGGTTAGCCTTAGAATGCACAAACATAGTATACCAGCCTGCTAACCAGGTTAAAGAAACTCCAGCTTGGCTGCTTTTAGAACTCCCCATATTAGACAGAACTCAAGCTCCTGCCTGGACTCCGCCAGTAGCACAACTGGGCCAAGATGGTAAAATACATGCCCCTGAGTTTGTATGCACTTATGAAGGGCAAGACTACGTATGTCAGGTTTTGAACATAGATATCTACGATTCGCAACAACGCAAACGAACGTTTATATTTAGGGTGTTGGAATAAACAATATTTATTCATAAAAAATACTAATTTAAATTAAAACAGATTTAAGTAAAACTTCAAATACCTTTCTGGAAAATGCTATGGAAAACCAATCAGAGTTTATTAAACGAGGAATAGTAGAAGCTGAGTTTCTTGCCGACAAGGCTATTAAGGTTGCTTCAGACGAACTAATCCCAGAACTACCTACTTGTGGTATTAAGTGTCGATGTAAATGCAAGGCGCCATCTAAGGAGCAAGTTAATGAAGATAGTAAGTAACATTAAAGAAGCGGTACCTTTGTTTATTGGAGCCTTACTAGGAGAAGACCTGGTACTCTTGAACAGGCTATTAGATAGGTTTCCTAGGCTGTTAGAGCTAAAAGATAAGGGAAATCGAAATATACTTATGATGGCGGCTTATTACAGCAAGCCTAACATTGTAAGCTACTTGATTGCTTTTCACGTTATTGCTAACCCAACTTTAGATCCTGAAGCTGTAGATGACGACGAACTAACTGCCTACGATTGGGCAGTTTTAGGCGGTAATGAATTTGCTAGAAGTTTAATAGGTAAAGTAATTGATCTGCCGGAAGATGGAAACAACTAATGCCAGATTTTTCAACGCCAGACTTTAGCAAGCGCCGAGCTTTAAGCCACTCAGATAGTATTCCTAGTCCGTTCTTAGACTATGCATCCCTGCATATGCCTACGAACATAAACGAATCATTTGAGATGGCGGAGGCTATGTATTACAGCAATAGAACTTTTGCCCAAGCTATTGAATACGTAGTTTCTTACTTTACCGGCACCGACCTTAACGTGATTACTAAGGATGAAGATAAGGCGGCGGAGTACAAGAAGTTCCTCTTAGAAAAACAACAGATTAAAACTCTGTTGTTTTTGATTGGCCGGGATATCAAGGTCTACGGTAATTCTTGTATCTCGGTATTAGCTCCATTTAAGCGCTTTTTAACTTGTGCTGAGTGTGGAGCAGCTCGGCCTATTGCTAACGTAGAATATAAGTTTAGTCTAAGCACTGGGTTTAGTTACAAGTGCGCTAGTTGCGGTAAGCAGGTTCAAACGCTTAATCCAGATGATCGACCTACACTAGAAGAGAATAAGATCACTATTAAGCGTTGGCCAATTCGGCAGATTAGAATCGTAAACCAGCCATACGGAGGTATTCCTGAGTATTACTACGAAGTACCGAGTCAAGACCGAACCTTGATTCAGGCCGGCAATAAGAAGTACTTACAAGAAGCTCCATGGGGTATTGTTCAAGCTGTGCGAGCTAGTAGCTTGTTTCAGTTTGCTGACGGCATGTTGCACCATATCTCCATTGGCAACCTTAGCGACATCAAAATGGGTGAATGGGGTTTGCCTCCGGTAATTGCAGGCTTTAGGGATGCATACCTAGCCCAAATACTTAAGCGCAATAACGAAGCTATTGCCTTAGATCATATGTTGCCTATTCGCTTGGTTACTCCGGCATCTATTGGAGCCAATGGCGACTTTATGCAGTCGGTAAACATTGGCTCCTTCGGCTCTCAGGTTATGCGCTCTATTGATAGAGCTCGTAAAGATCCCACTGGTTGGCAATGGTTACCTACTCCAGTTAATTACCAACTATTAGGCGGTGAAGGTAAGAACTTTGTTACTCCACAACTGTTAGATGCAGCCCAAGCTGACTTCTTAAACGGCTTAGGCGTTCCAGTAGAACTGTACCGTAAGACCCTTAGTGTTCAAACAGCCCCTTTTGCTGCTCGTTTATTTGAAGCAGGGGAAACTATCTTTCTAGGCGGCTTACAACGAGCCTTAACTTGGATTGTTGACAGAATTAGCGCTATTCTAAACTGGTTGCCTTGTGAAGTTAACTTGACTCGACCTACTCATGCAGATGACATTGAACGCCGCATGATGATGTTGCAGATGATGATGCAAGGCGTCGCATCGGAACAAGACGTACTTACCCTCTTCGGCTTGGATTGGAAGGACACCTTCAAGAAGCGCCAAAGCGAGCAAGAGTTCAAGATGCGAGAAGAAAAGTCTTACATGGAACGCATGCGCAAAG